CTTCTTATGATTGTCAACGGAGAGATCAAGGAACACAGAATACAAGAATCGATGTCTCAATGCTTAAAGGGCAAACGTGTCGCAATGAGAACTAATAAAAATAACAACATAAATTATACTTGCATCAAGTCGATGGCAGAGCTCGAAAAAAATATCGATGGATCTTTATCTATAAAGAAGTTAATATTAGAGTAATGACAAAACCAAGATATATAAATGGTGAAGTTTTAGTACCCAGACCAATTAAGAAAGCAGCATTGGGTAAATCTTTTTTTATTGGTAGAGTTGCATTAGATACTGCAGAAGATACTACTGATGTTAGTATTAAAAGAAATGATAATATTAAACAACCTCATTTAGATAATTCTAAAGTAAAAGATACTGAATGGAAAACATTAAAAGATATTTATTGATGCCTAAGAAATCTAAATTTAACAGCGCAGAAATTAGAACGGAGATAGTAAATGGAGATTGTCCTAAGTGTGAGTCTTATACTGTATTGGTATCTATCTATGAAAATATATTTAGATGTATGACATGTGGTTATGATCTTGAACAAAAGGTAAATGGAAAAATAAGTTACATTCCACATATATCTAATGCAAGAGATATAGACTTAGCATTGAAAAAATTATAATGGCTAGAAAATGGAAAGACCACATCGAACACGAGGCTATATTTCATAAAACATCTATTGGGCGAAATCCTAGTAAGTGTAAGATGAATAAATCTAAGCGTAGATCTTGGAAAAAATACAAAGGCCAGGGAAAATAACTTCCTGCCTTTAAAGAAAATAAAGGCAGAAAGAAAAAAGGTGTGATGTGTGATAAATATATCACATTACTGTGGCTGTCAAGTCACAGTCTCTAACTTACAAGAAAATTTAGTGTAAGCTAGCATACTATTAGTCCATTCTGGATCAAACTCTGCCATTAATTTATGTGAATATTCATAGCCAGAAACAATGCAGCTACTATAATCATCAAATAAAATTGTAGGAGTTGGTATAATTTTGCACTGGTGATTTGCTAGTTCACTACATAGAACCATTAATAAAATATATTTCATTTAATCCTTGACTTAATAATTACAACACATATACTCCCATAAAATATAACAAGGAGAAATATGACAGACACAACTAAATTTAAAAATGTATCTTTGTCTAAGAAAACTTATAGTGATGTAGGTGTTCTCAGTAAAGAGATTTTTGATGTTCAATTATCGCTATCAAAGACTATTGAATATTTAGTAGATAAAGAAATGAAGAAAGTAAAAAAAGGACAAACAAATGGACACGCCAAAAAAGAATAAAGTTATTTGTCCTACTTGTAAGGGCAATGGATACGTTAGAATACCGTATCGTTTAGCAAAAGAAGAAGTCACAGCTCAGTGTGGAGTATGTGATAGTCAAGGAGAATTGGATGCAGATAAGGTTGATAATATTATTGTTGATGCTGACGGCATTCACAGGTTGCAGTAGAGATTTGGATTTTAATCCTACAACAACTATACTAAAACAAATGATGAAAGGAAAAAAATGACAACACTAGAAGACGAACTTAAGGAACATATTAGTACTTTAAAACAACAACTAAATCCTAATGGAGAAGTTGTTTGGGACAAACAAATAGGGGGATCTCACTACCAAAACTTTACGATTCAGCCGGCAGAGTTTGTAAATAAAAACAAATTATTATTTGCTGAAGGTAATGCTATTAAATATATTTGTAGACACTCTACCAAGGGGGGTGTTGAAGATATAGATAAAGCAATTCATTATCTAGAAATGATTAAAGAAAGGGATTACTCATGAAGACAGAACAAGAGATAGTGGATGAGATTGTACATAAGATAACCAGTATGTTAGACAAACACGATGCAACACTAATTGCAGGAGCTCTAACAGCTTTGGGTTTGCAGATATATAAAACTCTTCTTAGTCAAAAAGAATATGCTGCTATGCAGAAACATATTTTAAAACGATCAAATCAGATACAGCCATTTACAGAAAGGAAACTACACTAATGAAAGAATATCAATTTACTAGAATTGAAACAATAAAATCAATTCAAATAATACGAGCAGAAAGTCAAGAACAAGCAGAAAAACAATTAGAAACAGAAGGATTTGACGAAAGTTGTGATGAAATTATTTCGTCAGAAACTGAAGTAGGGGAGATCATATGAAAAAAGTAATTATAACTAGTGATGACATTACATCAAAACAATGGTCTAATCTTTTATTAGAATTAAATCTAATTAAGAAAGCTTGGAAACCTTATGCAACATTAGAAATGAAAGCTATGAATCTAAAAAAAATAATAGCGTGGGGAACAAAAAGTCCAGATGAATATACTGACAAAGATAGATAATGGATCTTATAATTTTAAACGATGGACTGTATCAACTGATACCAGTAACAAAACAAATAATGGAGGGAATAGAAATAATTGGTGAGATAGATTGTTTTGATTTATGTGAGATTCTTAGGCTTAAGCTGACAGGATATGCAGATACATTAAATTTACATATTATGAACGATGGTAGTGGAAATTTTATGGGATGTATCTGTGGATAAATTAAAAAGGTGTTACCTCTGTAAGAAAGAAATGACTTTAGATAACTTTTATTTAAGTAAAAATGGAAACTATAATTTCTGTTGTTCTCCTTGTGATAGAAAACGAAAAGCTGTCTATCGTGCTGAAAACAAAGAAAAAATTGCACTTGCAGAAAACAAGTACATCAACACAGAAAAAGGCTATGTCAATGAAGTAATAGGTGGTATTTTTCAAAGAGCTAAGCGTAAAAGCACTAGAAAAAAATGGGTACCAGACATGACTAAACAAGAAATATACGCAGAACTAATGTTGTATGTCCAAGACCATGGCAGAACATGTGAGTATTGCAAGGAGCAATGGACTTATGTCAGGCGTCTAGGAACTAGAGGAGAAGGACAGAAGAGTAGAAGATCTGGAATTGAGACTAACTTTTCAATAGACAGATTAGATACAACTAAAACTTACAGTAGAGACAACTTAGTTTTTTGTTGCGTTGGTTGCAATAACAGAAAAAATCAAGTAAGAATATCAGACATTATGAACATATTAAAAGTATGGAAAGAAAGGACTAAGGATGAAAGTATTGGATCTATTTAGTGGGATCGGAGGATTTAGTTTAGGTTTAGAATCTACAGGACATTTTAGAACTGTAGCATTCTGTGAGATAGATAAGTTTTGTAAATTAATTTTAGATAAACATTGGAAAGGAACAAAGGTATACGATGATATTAAAACAATCACAAAAAAACAATTCGAAGAAGACGGGACAGAATTCCCAGACATTATTACAGGGGGTTTCCCGTGCCAGCCGTTCAGTGTTGCAGGCAAGCAACAAGGAACCAGTGACAGTAGACATCTCTGGCCAGAGATGTTTCGAGTCATCAAAGAGTTTGCCCCGAGGTGGGTTATTGGAGAAAATGTCAAAGGCCTTACTAACATCCAAGACGGCGTGGTCTTCGAGACTGTGTGCTCTGACTTGGAAGGAGAAGGTTACGAAGTCCGGACGTTCAATATTCCAGCTGCAGGTGTCCAAGCTCCCCACAGAAGAGAAAGAATCTGGATTGTGGCTCACGCCAAGCGCTTCAATGAGAGAAAATCGATCAGAGGAAGCGATGAAACACAGAGTAGAATACAGGAAGAGCATAGGCAGAACGACAGTACCACCAGGGAATCTAGCAGAACAGGTTCAGTATGGGGAACCAACAACGGACATGAAGATATGGAGAACTCCGACAACAATGGATTCGAAAGAGGACTCACTAAAACACGCAACGAAACTATTGCAGGGAAAGAATCTACGATCAACGGGATCAAGGATCCAGATAACTCTAGCAGACGAGGTGATGGCACAGGAGATCATGAACAACCCAGAACTAATGGAGCAGTACAAGGACTACGAAATGATGACCAGGAAGAATTTACCAGAGCAACAGGAATTCGTGGATTACATGAGAGAACAGACATCAGTCAAGGAACTGCACGAGAAGACAGGCATCAAGAAGACGACAGTAGAACACTGGTTCAGACGGGACAAAGCAGGGTTCAGTCATCCATCAGTGGAGGATTGGAACGCAATCAAGATCCATTTCAAGAATTTGAGATACGACAACGTGATGACAGCACTGCACTCAATAGAATGGAAACAGGAAGAGATGAAGATATGGAGAACTCCAGACGCACATTGCGACAGGGGGGCGAGCTCCAAGGAGAGAATGGAAATGAAACTAGAGAAGGGAATGCCGATCAGTCTCAACGATCAAGTGGCACATCCAGATCTAATGTGGCCAACACCGAACAGATCAGATCATCTAGCAAATCAATCGGAGACATTGGAAGCTTGGAAGAAAAGAGCAGCAGAGAAAAAGAAAAAGGGAATCAACCTTCAATTTGCACTTCGACACGCAGCACAGATGTGGCCAACACCGAGAACATCAGCAGCAATGTCGGAGAACATAGAGAACATCAAGAAGAGAGACAAGGACAACAGCAGACTAGAGGAGAAGGTGGCGAAACTATGGTCGACTCCAGTACAGGACGATGTACATCACAGGAAACAGAAGTACAGCCAGGGAGGTACAGCTCTTTCGACTCAAGCTGGTGGCAGTCTGAACCCGAGTTGGGTAGAGTGGCTCATGGGGTACCCGGCAGAGTACACAGACTTAAAGCATTGGGAAATTCTATCGTCCCGAAAATCGTCCAAGAAATCGGCAACGCCATCATTAAAGCCGAAAAAGAAAAAGACTTAGAAATATTAGATGAAAGGAATGGAATGTAAATGAGAAATTTATTTGAGACATGTGTAGATGTTGGTAGTGGTTTAATCCTGTCAACAATGATACAGTTATTTATATTTCCTTTCTTTGATATGTATCCAACAGTCTTAGAAAGTTTTCACATAGCAGTAATTTTTACAGCCATATCTATATGTAGATCATGGTGTTGGAGAACAATTTTTGGAAGGACTAGAAAAAAACATGTATAAGTATATATTAGAAAAGATATATCATTACTCAACAGCTTTGACTTCATGGTCATGGCAAAAACTATACGGCAACAGAAAGGACGGTTATGGGTATAATAAACGAGATAAGATTTAAACTAGAATTACTCTGGATAGATCACCCACATAAAATTATGTTTGGTCTAGGTTTGATTGTAGGTTTATTATTATGAAGTGGAACAAGCTTTACAATTATCCACCTTGTACGAGATCTACAACAGATGGTCTAAGACTCTATGACATTGGTAAAGAAAGATTACCAAGTGTTACAACGATTCTAAAAGCAACTGAATCAGAAGAAAAAAGAGAATCTTTGGCTAGGTGGAAAGCTCGAGTGGGCAATGTGGAGGCTGAAAGGATTAGAGATTCATCAGCTGCTAGAGGAACTAATATGCACTTACACTTAGAGAAACATATTCTAGGTGATGGACATTTAGATCTAACACCAGAAGGTGAGATTGCTAAAGCTATGGCAGATACAATTATTGAGAAAGGATTAAAAGATATTGGCGAAGTATGGGGATCAGAGGTAACTTTATATTATCCTGGTAAGTATGCAGGCCAGACAGATTTGGTTGGCGTTTATGACTATGAAGATAGTATAATAGATTTTAAACAATCTAATAAACCTAAGCAAAGACAATGGGTTAATGACTATTTTATGCAGTTAGGCGCTTATGCGATGGCTCATAACCAAGTCTACAATACCGACATAACTCAGGGTGTAGTACTGATGTGCACCCCAGACAACTATTTCCAGAAGTTTACTGTAAATGGTAAAGAGTTTATTAAATATCAAAATCAGTTTTTAGAAAGGGTGGACAGATACTATGAACAAAAAAATAGTAAGTGAAATAATAAAAAGGCAATATACTATCATGATGGGAGAAGAGAAGTCATTAAGAAAATTGTTACAAGCTGAAATTAATTTAGCTCCAGTTGATCAATTAGATGGACTTTATACTAGAATCGAGCAACATCTTGGTGTAATATCTCATGCGCAAAATAAGATAATGTTATTACAGGAGGTGGCTGAACAAAATGACGACTAAAAACGAGAACCAAGAACCAAGAGATAAGGAAACAAGGGACCAGGACCAAGCGTCCGGCGACAAGGGTAAGGGTGTTATCTACTGTAAAGCTAAAAAATGTAACAATCACTTGTATGGTTGGACAAGCAGCAGGGATCCAAGGTACTGTGTAGACTGCCTTTAGTGTGATATATATGTCACACATTTACAAAAAGTGAGGTTTTACGGGGTTCATCACCTCCCTATAGTAATTTGAGAATACATGTTTTTGCAAAAAGGGTTTTTCAAAATAGAGGTGATCTGGGGTTGAGGTGATCAGCAAGGAATACCAACGGTTTTAGAGCGTCTAGGGGCTGTGAGGAACTTTTGGGTTCCAAATATAGTAAAAAAT